ATTAAAACTAAACAACAACAAAACCTGAAACAGTAAGATGCCCTCCCCCACATTTCCCGCACCCGCAGAAGGCTGCCGTGGCTAATTCAAGCCGACACCTTAGTTTGATGAGATGACGTTCATCACGCTGCTTACCTATTTCAAAGAATAGATACCTACCCAGGTTCCCCTGTTTACGTCCCGCACCATGCAACAGGTGTACGACCTTGGGTGCCCTGTGTCTTCCCGACATGAGGGTCTTGATGAAGTTGGTTAGATGATAGCAGACATTATGTTACTCTTACAACATGGCATCGAAGAAAAAATCGACATCAGCAAAATCCGACACTAGCGGTATGTCGCTTGCAGATTTCAAAGCAAACTACAAACCAGCCGCAGTATCATCCGCAACCATTGGTGCCCCAGGGAAAACGTATGTTGCTAAAGGTTCAGGACCAAGTTATGTTGGACCAACACCTAAAGGCGCAGACAAAGGTATGTTCGCTGGAAGTTCAACGCCATTAGGAACTTCGTTGGCTGGTTCGAATCTTTCTAAAGGAAACGTAATTAACGCAGCCCTCATCGGTATCTCATTACCAGCCAAAGCAGGGTCAATACCCGTTATTGCCACAGGGAAAGTAACATCAAAACTGTTAGGACGTTACGTAGCACCAGCCGTTGAAGGCGCAGGGAACGCCGCATGGACTTCAGCAACCAAAGGATTAGGGTCAATTCGTGAAGGTGGCAGAACCTACATTTCAAACACTGTGTTCGGCAAAACTTTGGCTTCAACCCAACTTGCTTCCGCAGCACAAACCGCTGCACGCCTCACAGGGCTAGAAGCCAACGCAGCACGAATCTCCACCGCAGCAGCACGCGGCGCGACAGCAGGCGGTATGAACATGCTTAAAGATATTAAAACAGGCAAAAGAGTTCTTAAAGGTGCAGCACTCCTTGGTGGCGGAATATATTCATTAAAGAACAAGTAGTAAGGTAAACCCTGTATGGGAACCAAACGAAAAGTAGCACCAGAAGACAAACAACGATTCTTCGCAGCCATAGCAGCAGGCTCCTCAATCACCGAAGCGTCCCGCATCTCAGGTGTACACATCAACACAGGGTCACGTTGGTTAGCCCAATCCAAAGCAGCCAAAGCCAAACTAGACGCAGCCGTACTTGCTGTCACCAAAACCAAATCCCGTGAAGGTGGCGCACAACACCGCCAATACGAACAAGACCTAGACGAAGCCAACAACCTGCTCCCAGCCATCCCCCATCACCGTCTCTGCGAAAACGCTCAACGCGGATTAGACGACTTCGACTTCTTCCGCAAACACTACCTAGGACGAGTACCATCCCCGTGGCAAGTAGAAGCAGCCCTCAAACTTGTAGAAATGTTGGAACACCCCGAAAAAGAATTCGTTGTCCTAAACGTCCCACCAGGAGCAGGCAAATCCACCCTGTTCCACGATGTTGCAGTATGGGCAATCGTACGCAACCGTGCCATCCGAGTGATGATTGGGTCCATTTCACAGGCAATGGCAAAACAATACAGTCGACGCATCCGAGAAACCTTGGAACGGCAGCAACCAATTCAACCAGACCCAGAAATAGTTCGCAAAGGGTTAGCAGTTGATGCTGAGGGATGCCTGTCTGTGGACTACGGCAGGTTCAAACCCTCCGACAAAGGTGCATTGTGGCGTGCAGAAGAGTTTGTAGTGGAACAACTAGACGGAAACGGGCTAGATAACAAAGAACCAACGGTACGTGCGTATGGTATTGACTCAGAATACATTGGACACCGTGCCGACCTATGCCTTTTCGACGACGTAGCCTCTGTAGATAACGCCCGTGAAGGCAATACTCGTGACAAACTGTTGGAACGCTGGGACCAAGTAGCCGAAGCACGTGTAGACCCATCAGGATTGCTTGCTGTAGTGGGGCAAAGACTGGGTTCAGGCGACCTTTACGCCCATTGTCTCAACAAAATCACGTACGACCTTGACGATGAAGACTACGACGGCATGGACATGACCACCCCAGAAGCAGTGAACGCTATGGAGCCAGTCAAATCCTCTAAATACAAGCACATTGTGTACAAAGCGTATTATCCTGAACTGGATGATGGTCCAAAAAGCAGGCGATTCGACTCCAAACCGTACCCTAAAGGTCCGTTACTTGACCCTCAGCGTCTCTCTTGGAAAGATTTGTCGTACATTCGGTACTCGAACCCAAGAACTTTTAAGGTTGTATATCAACAAGAAGATGATGCGTCAGACATCAACCTAATATCGCGAACATGGATAACAGGTGGGCTAGGAGACGACGGGGTACTGTACCAAGGTTGCATCGATAACGACCGTTTGCCAGGACAAATCCCTGAAGGACTCGCACCACCAGTAATCTCCATCATTTCTGTCGACCCATCCCCATCCCAGTTCTGGGGAATCCAATGGTGGCTCTACCAGCCGTCAACAAACCTCAGATACTTGATAGATGTCGAACGTGTCAAACTCACCGCCGAAGAACTACTCGGATATGACACGACCAGTGGCGAATACTCTGGACTATTAGAAGATTGGACGAACAGGGCTTTCTCCTACGGCTACCCTGTATCACACATCGTTGTTGAAGTCAACGCAGCCCAACGCTTCCTCCTCGCCCACGACTTCGTACGCAAATGGCAATCACGACAAATGGTCAACATCATCCCCCACACCACACACCGAAACAAATTCGACGAAAAACTAGGAATCGAAGCACTACTCCCACCCCTCTACCGTTCAGGCGCAGTCCGACTCCCATCAATGCGCGGCAACTGGAAAACACTCGCACTCGTAGACGAACTCACCAAATGGACCCCCGACAAAAAAAACGGTACCGACCTCGTAATGGCAAACTGGTTTGCAGAACTACACTTCCCAACAGTCGGCGGAATAAAACTCCCACCAAGACAATGGCGACCCACATGGATGCTAACGTAGTATTGTCTAGTAGTCGTCTACTGTAGGAGTTTTCTGTCAAGTGCTTTCCGTCGAACAAATAGTCTCACTGTATAACGCAAGACGTGAAGCACAAGGACCAATCATGCGTCGTATGCGTGAAGTACGCGACCTCGCAAACGGCGACGTAGTAATCCCACTCTCAGAACTAGACCGCAACGCCCGCACCAACGTAGCAAACCTTTTGGTACAAGGCTTAGACCAAACCTCTATGCGCATCGCATCAACGATGCCAATGCCATTCTTCCCACCAATCAAACAAGGCAACATCGACTCACAAGAGATGGCACGCCTGCGCAAAAAAATCATTCTTTCATACTGGGACCACAACAAAATGAACCTGAAAATGCGTCGACGTGCACGACACTTCCTTGCATACTCATCCAGCCCAGTGATGCTGCGCCCAGATTTCCGCAAACTACAACCAACCTGGTCCATACGAAACCCACTCGACACCTACCCTGCACCATCCGAAGACCCAGACAACCTAGTACCAGACGACTGCATCTTCACCTACACGAAGACCGCCCAATGGCTTATCGATAACTACGGTGAACAAGTCATCGGCAAACTCCGCATGGGACGCATCGTCTTCGACACCAAGTTCACCCTCCTCGAATATGTTGACGACCAAGAACTCGTTATCTGTGTGATGGGTGCACCCCTCGCTGAAGGACTCACCCCACCAGAACGGGCAGGCATGGAAACCGTAGAACTAGAACGGATGCCAAACCGAACAGGTATGCCACTAGCAGTAATGCCACAACGCATCTCGTTGGACACCCCCAAAGGACAGTACGACGGTGTGCTCGGCATGTACTTCACACGTGCACGTTTGCAGGCACTCACCGAAATCGCTATTGAACGCGGCATCTTCCCAGACGAATACTTGGTGGCACGCGCAGGCGAGAACCCTGAAATTATTCAGATGGCTGACGGCAAAACAGGGCAGTTGGGTGTGGTAAAAGGTGGCGACATCCAACAACTACAAACAAACCCAGGCTACAAAACTGACACAGCCCTTGACCGCCTCGAACGCCAAGAGCGTTTAGAGGGTGCAATCCCAGCAGAGTTCGGTGGCGAATCAGGCACCAACATTCGTACGGGTCGTCGCGGTGAAAACGTCCTGTCAGCAACCGTCGACTTCCGCGTGCAAGAAGCACAAGCAGTGTTCGAACAAGCACTCTACGAAGAAGATAAAATTGCTATCGCTATTGAGCAAGCCTATTGGGGTGCGCAAAAGAAATCGTTCTTTATCCCAGGGCGAGTATCAGGCGGGATGACCCATTATGTTCCGAACAAAGTATTCGAAACCGACTTCCACTATGTCTCATATCCTTCTTCTGGTTCAGATGTTAACGGGCTTATTGTTGGTTTGGGTCAGCGTTTGGGTACTGGTCTTATGTCGAAAGAATCTGCACGTGAGGCTGACCCGCTTATCACTGACCCTGAGTTGGAAAAAGACCGCATCACATCAGAATCGTTGGAAGCAGCATTACTGTCCAGTATCCAAGCGCAAGCAGCGGACCCGAATGGACCTTACCAACCAGACGACCTTGCATATCTCACTATGCTTACCGTTGAAAAAAATGTTTCAATATACGAAGCAGTACAAATGACACAGAAACGTGCACAAGAACGCCAAGCAGCAATGGCACCACAAGGTGCACCAGAAACTATGCCAGGTTTAGCAATGCCAGGGATGGGTGCAGAAATGCAAGCCGCACCAGCACCAGGAGAAGGCGGAGTGGAAGGACTATTGGCACAACTTGGTGGACCACCAGCAGGCGCAATGGCACAACCAGGAACACCAGGAGCAGTATTAAGTTTAGGAGGGAGACTATAAATGGCAGCATACGCACAGCGGACAGATTTGAACATGCCCGCAACAGCAGTCCCAGGACAAACCTACGGTGAAGCAGGAAAACAAATGGCTGCACAACGTGCAGTACCAATGGGGGCACCAGCCGCACCTGTAGCACCAGCCGCTACACAACCACAACAAGGTTTCACACCAGGACAGTTCGGACCTTTAGACCGACCAACAGAACGTCCTAATGAACCGTTAACCGCTGGCGCACCATTCGGACCAGGACGCATGGGTGGCGGCAACGTTTACCTTGGACCACGCAACAGCGACCCAGTGTTAGATGAACTTCGTGCATTGTACGCAACCTATCCAAGTGATGAACTTGCAGACATGTTGGATTCCTATTTGCGCGAAGGCTACTAATGGCTGGCTTCTTTAACGTCTTCGATTCCGTAGACGAGGAAAACAATGACAAAGACGCGCAAGGAAACATTGATGCGCAAAACAAACTTGCCAAAACTGTTACACCACAACAGGCTTTAGCAGCAAGTCAAATCTATAAAAAGTCTCCGTGGATTCCGCCACGAGTCATTTTGGATATGGCAAAGAATCCGAACCTTTCGCCACAAGCACAACAAGCAGTATCGAATATCTCTGGCACAAAGTACATTCAAGAGAACACACCAAACAAAGAAGACGACCGTAACTGGTTTGAACGAACCATTTACGACCCAGCAAAAGCAGCAACACGTTGGGGTTTCGCGGCATTGCAGTTTGCCCCAGACCTTGCACAGAACGTTGCATCGCAAGCATTTTCCAGTAACGACCCTGCGGGCGTAGACGGATGGTTCGCATCAACAGCGTTGGGTTCGATGGCGTCAGGTCAAGACACGGGCAGCGGGTTTTTTCTTGGTGGAGAAGCCGCCAAAACACAAGCACAAAAAGCACGAGAGTTCCGTGGAACAATCAACGGTCACGCATGGACTATTGGACGTGGCGCAGCAGACGTTGTGTTTACACCAGGAACCAAAGAGTATTCACTGCTATCAGGGTTCTTTGACGCTGCTGTAAACATTTTTGCTGACCCAACACTGTATGCAGGGCAAGCGTTCAAACTAGCCAAAACAGGTGAATACTTAGACGACACCGTTAAAGGATTAGTTGGCACACGCAAAATATCTCAATCTTTAGCAACGCAACTTGTTGACCGTGGTCTTGTCCAGACCGACAAGATTCCCACACTCACAGGCGAGGCAGCCCGCGCAGCATCCAAAATTGCTAAAGGTGAAATAGGTTTAGATTCCGCTGAAGCAATCTCATTTAGAAACTCCGACTATCTAGCATGGTTCGAACGCAACAACAAGGCAGTACGTCTTGCTTCGCGATTGGCTGGATACGGCGAAGAAGCAACCACAAAAATTGCTGCACGGAAACTTACAGGGGACCAAGCAGCAGCGTTACGTGGTAAAGCAGCATTTCAAATCATGGAGGATTTCGGTGGGACCATCGACCCTCAAACCGCTGCACGTCTAGCAGAAGCCGACACCCCACTAAAGATAAAAGCAATCATGGGAGAAGCAGCCGCACGTCTGAGTGCTAACGCTGAAGATGTTTTGTTGCCACGCCAAATCGGTGACATCGCTGGCGTTGGTGCTACAGCAGCCGCCCGTGAAGTTATCCGTGAACGAATCCCACTGTACCGAACCATTCGAAACAGCAGATGGTACACGGACATTCCTTCGGAAAACATTTTGAATTTTGGTACAGGTTTGGAACGCTCGAAGGCTGTGACGAACATGGCGAACTTTTTGCGTGGGCTAAAAATCCACACCGCGCTACCAGAAACATTTGACAATTTTGTTGGCGAAGCAATGGCTGGACTTTCCAAAGACAACATTGCCGAACGCAAAATGGCAACAGAAAACATTTACGCAAAGTTCATCGACATCATCACAGAACACTCTGGCGGCGACAAAAATATTGCCAAAGAAGCCACAAAAAGAATCAAAGAAGAGTTGGCAAAGATTCGGGTGTTTGGTGCTGATGAAATGGGTCAACTGGACGACGGTGGCTTGCTGCAACATTTGCGTCAACTTGGTTTGCCAGACAAAGAATTGTCGCGTTTCGGTCCAGACGAACTTGACCAACTAAGAATCCAAGGTCCAACAGCACTTGTTGAACTTGCAGAAAACGTTTTTGTTATGCCCGATTACAGAAAACTTCGTGCATTAACTGGAAACAGGATAACCAAGTTTGCTTTGCGTAACGCTAAAACTGGCGACCAACGTGTACTCCCAGCAATCGCAGAACAACTACAAACAGAAGTTTGGAAACCAATGGTTCTAGCCACAGGCGGATACGTGGTCAGAAACATGATTGACTCACAAATTCGCATCGGTGCACGAGGCTACGAAAACTTCTTCACACACCCATTCCATTTCATCCAAACAGTTATGGGTAGCCGCTACGTTGGACCATTAACAGGGAAACTGGACGGGACCGCTTTAACGTTCGAAGATTCCTTGGATGATGTCAGTGGCGCATTAAATAAAGTTTTTAACGATTTCAAAGAATCTGCAAGCAAAACCTTATATGCCCATTTGCAAGACCCACTTGCTGCCAACGAAAGAATGTTGCGTACAGAAAACTTTTCGCTGATTGACCGCAGTCTTGACGCCGCAGGTCACACCACGGGTTACGTGGACAACCTTGCACAAATCAACGCTGACCCAATTCTAAGCAAAGTTTCGGCATTGTGGAATCTTCCACAAACCGAACGAACAGCAGCGATTGTTGACTGGCTGGAAACAGCAGAGGATGGTCGTCAGGCTGCAAAAACGATTGTTGAATACTTTAGAAACGGTGTACGAATCTCTGATGGAAAAGGAAGAACACAGTTCATCAAGATTGACAACATCGATGACACAAACTTGATTGCTGGCTGGGTTGACAAAGCCGCCTCAGCAAAAATCAACACCATTATTCGCAACGACGAAGAACTCAGATTTGTTGTTGCATACAATCGCGTACCAAAAATTCAAACCATTTTCGATGAACGTGGCATACCAACCACACGTCCAACTGCGCAAGCAGACGGCACGCTCACATCTGATGTCCAGTTCGAACCAAGAATGGACCCAACGCCCTTAGACAACGTTGTTTACTCAGCGGAATCAACCACCGAAGGTGTCGGCGGATTGGTCAAACTAGGCGACGAAGACGAAGGAATCATTGTTAACGTTGTTGATTTTGTTGTCCCAGACCCATTCAACCCAGGTACAACAATGGTGCAGAAGCAGGCAATCATTCAACCTGTTGCACCAAACCCAGCGTTCACCAGCAAAGCAAACGACCCAGGCATGTTTGGTAGCGAAGCCCTACGAGAAGTCGTTGACCTTAAAGGCAACCAAGGGAAACTTGCACAACAAGTCAAAGTAGCAAACCGTATCGTTCAAGGCAAAACAGAGAAACTGGACCGTCTCAGCAAGTCTTTGGACAGTGGCGTCAGTTGGTTTTTCAATCAACTTGTTGGCAAAGCAACACAGAAACTGGAACGCTCCCCGTTGTACCGTCAAGCATTTTACCGTGAAGTTGCAGACAAAGCAAATCTGTTGTCGGCTGCCGAGCAAACACGTTTACAAAACAACATCCTCAAATATGTTGACGACATCAATGCTGACCTTGGTGGCAAATCAAAAATGACCGTAGAGAAATATGTTGGCAACAAAAACATTTACAACAAAATCTTTGGCAAAGTAGCCACGGGCGACGGAACCATCGAAGAACTAGAACAGTTCGCCTCGGCAATGGCTGTCAATGACCTCAAAAAAATCTTGTACAACGCCCAAGAAAAGAACAACTTCGAAGACATGCTACGTGTAGTCATGCCGTTCGCTACCGCTTTCCGTGAAACCCTCGGACAGTATTCGTCATACCTGATTGAAGACCCGTCGCGTGTCCGCAAAACACAGTTGGCTCTCAACGCAGCGAACTACAACTCCTCTGACCCAGATAACGCTTTTGCTGGCTGGTTCGACAAAGACCCAACAGACGGCAAGAACGTATTCAACTTCCCTGCTGGTGGTTGGGCTGGTTCTTTGCTGGCTTTCCCAATGAAGGGCGCGTTCCAGGTTTTGAACCTTCCTGGTGGTGGTCCTGTCGTGCAAATCGCTGCAACAGAACTACTCCCAGATACCCCCAAATTAGACTTTGTACGCAATCTTGTTTTGCCGTACGGTGATGTTGGTTTGAAGTCGTTGGCACCGCAGTGGGCTGTGCGTGGAATTGAAGCCCTCAAGGGTGACACAACAAACATGGCAACAATCTTTGGTACGACCTACGCCGAGACTGTGCGTTTCTTGGTTCAAACAGGTGAGTACGATATGAAAGACCCGAATGATGTGGCGAAGATGTATTCGGATGCGAAACGTAAAGCACAAGTTATGGCTGGTTTGCGTGCCCTGTTCCAGTTCACTGGTCCTACTTCTCCGCGTATTGACTTCCGTTTGGAAACTGATGGCGGGGATATTACTGCTTCTGCTTTGTCGCAAGAGTTTTACAAACTCCAAGAAAACAACCGTGATACAGCAGTTGAAGAGTTCATCAAAAAGTTTGGTGAAGACGCCTTCATCTACCTCGGACACAAAACCCAACCAGTCAAAGGCGGCTTAGAACCAACAAAAGCCTTCGACTCATGGCAACGAACCAACGGGGACCTGTTCAACGAATACGGAAACACCGCAGGATACCTAGCCCCAGGCGGAGACGGATTCAGTTTCCAAACCTGGAACCGTCAACTCAACAACAAAAACCGTCGACGACTCACAGCCCCAGAAATGGTGGCAGCAGCCCAATACAAAATAGGCGCATCCATCTACCGTGAAAAACGAAACCAACTAGGAGACACCCTCACCTCTGAACAACGTGACTGGCTATCACAATGGCGTGTGTTCCTCAACGAACAATACCCAGGCTTCCCAGCGAAAGCCCAATTCAACCCTGGTGAACTAGACAACTTCACCAAAGAACTACGCAACCTAGTATCTGACAACCGTGTTTCCGATAACAGGACAGCACAATCCGTGAAACAATACTTAGATGCCCGCGACCAAGCACTACAAAAAGCCGCTGAAGCAGGACTAAGTTCGTTGGATTCTGTTCGTGCGCAACCTTTGAAGGACTGGTTGAGTAGTATTGCAGCAGTGCTTGTCCAGCAAAACCCTGAATTCGCACGCATTTTCGAAGACAAACTTGCAGTAGAGGTAGATTGATTATGGCTATAGACCCGATAACAGGAGAAGAAATACCAGACCAACTAGGTTTGGTTGCCCCATCTGCGCTCGGTTCGGCTTCTGGAGGTCTTTTACCAGACGTAAAACTTGATGTACGTCAAGTAGTCGGCTCTGAAATGGAAGGGTTCAAACCTTTACCAGGTGACATTGTTAGCACCACACCAGTGCCAACCAAAGAAACCACATCTGCTCGCGTCCGTGAACAGGCAGGACCAACTTCGTTCGGTTATGCGGGTCAGAACCTTGTAGACGAACGCGGAGTTATTGTTCGTGGACAATACGACGCATCCAAGGAAGCATATAGCGAACTGGCAAGACTTAACATAAACGACCGTATTGCTTTGCAGCAGTCGTTTGCAGCACGTAATTTATACCCAAAGAACTATCGCCCAACAGGTGCGTTTGAATCAGCAGACCTTACCGCGATGACATCGTTTCTGCGTTTTGCAAACGTTGCTGGTGTCACAGCAAAAGTCGCTGTACCGTTGTTCCAATCCCAGATAAAAGCAACTGGAGGCATGGGCAAGGCTGTCCGTCCAGACGCAGCACAAGACCTAGATTTTGCTGTCAACAGAGTGTTCAGGGAGTTCCTTGTACGTGACGCAACCCCAGAAGAACTACAAGCGTTTAGAAGTTTGGCTTACAAACGTAAGGTTGCTGAGGCTACTGGCGGCGCTAAAGCGCCAGATGTTTCTACTGCTGCCCAGTCTTATGCTTCGAACCAGTTCGGTGCTGAAGCCCAAGCAACCACTGCCCTTTCTTTGTTCGACATCATGGACCAAAAGATTAAAGGACTTGCATAATGAGCATCGCTGACGACATCAAAATCCTTGAAGGACTCATTAAGGACCCTAACGTTCGTGTTGGTGGGAAGGCTAAATACAAAAACAAGTCGTATTCCCTTAAACAACTTACAGATTTGTTGGCTGATGCCAAAGAACAAGAGAAGCAAGAAAAGATTGCCGCAGCCGAAGGTCAACCAGTGGACCGTGCCGAGAAACGTGCAGCCGAAGAGACTGCTGGGAACCTCAGAAAATCTATCAGCATGGCTCGCGGTCTTGTTGAAAACGCCCAAGCCAACCTAGAGGTTGCCATCCGACGCAACGGCGACGTCGAGGGAGCCCAGCAAGATTTGTTGGACAGGTACAAAGAACTTCAACAACTTAACCCGACAGATAAACTTTTGGAAGGTGTTTCACTTGCACCAGTGGCAAGCACCGAACAGCAGACTGGTTCTGCACGTGCACGCGAAGGCGGCATTGAAGATGTTGTCCCTGCCAAAACCAGAAAAGTTGTTGGTGTAGCCACTGTTGTCGAAAACGGAAACAACGTAGAGGTCACAACCTACGACGACAAAACAGTAACCAAAAAGATTTTGGGTAAAGCGCCAGCAGGCACCGAAGATACCCCAGTAAATCAAGTTCCTAAAGTAACCGTTACACCGACAGATTCGGCTGATGCCCGCAAACAGTATGTTGACGCACAACTTAAAGCGCAAGGCTTGGCGGACACTCCAGCGAACCGCAAGAAACTGCGCCAAGAGTATGTTCCACCAGCCGCTTCGGGTGACACTGGTTGGGAAAAGATTTTCCGTGACGCATACCCCGCAAAAGCATGGCTGTTGGATTTGGAGCGAACCAAATATCCGCAACTGTTCTCGCTTATCCAAGAATACGCAAAGGACCGACCACTAACAGCAGAAGAAAAAGTAGCCTTTGAGACCAAACTTGATGGCACAGATTTCTATAAAGAACTAGCACAATCTGGAAAAGTTCGTGAAATCAAAAACATTGTTGGCGAGTTAGGTTTTGATAAGACAGGCACAGACTTTACAAAGTTTGTTTCTGACTCAATCAACTTTGGTTGGACGGGCGACCGTCTCAAACAAGAAACCTACAAAGAGGCGTTCAGGCGTGGGGCAGACAACCAGTATGTAAACCCAACAGCAATCAAGCGCGTTAAGGCTTCAGCGGATTATTTGAATGTTGTCAACGATGCCCGTGCATACTTCAATACTGCTGGCGCTGACGAAAGAACTGTTCAGTCTGTGCTAACTGGTGAGATTGTTCGTGAAGATTTCTTGCGTCAGCAACGAGAGATAGCCAAGCAGCGTTACAAGCATCTTGCCGACCTTATCGACCAGGGTGTTTCGTTGGAAAGTTTGTCGGGTTCTTTCAAGCAGAGTGCTGCTAAGTTGTTGGAACTTGACCCAACTACTATCGATATGTCTACTGGCGATTTTGAGGTTGCCCTCAATTTCGGCGAGGAAGGGAAGCGTCGTGTTATGACTAGCGGTGAATGGGAGAAGTTGTTGCGTACTGATTCACGTTATGGTTGGGAGAAAACGGAGAACGCTAAAACTGAGGCGCGTTCTTTGGCATCTAGTTTGGCTCAGGCTTTTGGAAGGATTATCTAGTCATGTCAATGTTTGATTTTGCTGACAACCCTGGGCAAGCGAGGATGGCTGCTGCGGCTGCGCGGCAACCAACACCAGAGGAACTACAGCAGCAGTCTGATGCTTTTTATGATTATCGAAATAGTTTGCTAACTCCTTCTTCGTCGACTTCGACGGGTACCCCAGAAGACGCTGCATCGACTGGTGTCACCTCTGAAGAAGTAACCAACATCGTACGGAACTTTTACAACCAACAAAACACCCAGAACACAGAAACCGCTACTAGCATTCTGCAAAATGTTTTGAAGTTCTATGGGATGGAGGACGCGCAACTCGTGACTGATGTGCGTACAGCGTTGGCTGAACGTCGCTTAACTCCTTCTTCGACGGTTGATGACATTGGTATTCAGTTGCGTGAATCTGCTGCGTTTAAGGAGAGGTTCTCTGGGAATGAGGCTCGTCGTGCGGCGGGTAAGCCTGTGTATTCGGTGAGTCAGTACCTCCAACTAGAAGCGTCATACAGAAGGAATCTGTTGGCAGCAGGTCTACCATCAAAATTTTATGACGGCAAAGAAGACTTTGCAAACTTCATCGCCAATGACGTATCCCCAGACGAAATCGAAGACAGAGTAAGCAAAGGTTTTGCTGCCATCAACAACGCCCCACAAAACGTCATCGACGAATTCCAAACCCTGTACGGCGTAGACAAGGGCGAACTGGCAGCCTACTTCCTTGACCCTGTGCGAGCCAAAGAAATCGTGATACGTAAGGCTGAGGCAGCCAAAATCGCTGCACAAGCCCGCCAACAAGCAGGCATCTCGCTCGGAGAAACCCAAGCAGAACTCCTAGCCCAACAAGGAATCACCGAACAACAAGCACAAACAGGATTCGGACTCGTACTACAAGGACAAAAATTGACACAACCACTCCAAGGTGAAGAAGCCCTCACCCAAGAAGAACTCATCGCAGGAACATTCGGCACAAACGCAGCCGCCGCACAACGTGTAGCACAAACACGACGCAAACGCAAAGGCACCTTCGAATCAGGTGGAACACTCGCCGCAGCCAAACAAGAAAACGTTGGACTCACCACCGTAGGTCAGTAACACACATCACAGAAAAGACTGTGATATAGTTCGACACGATACCTTGAACGGTAGGAACCTGTACGGGAATCCCCCGCACCGTACGGCGACACGGGGTGACAAATCAACAGCAGCCATCACAACCCTCCGTTGTGGTGTGGGCAGAAACAGGAGCGTGCCATATGTCAGATATTGAC